AATAAATAATTTAAAAATAGAAAAAAATGGCAAGTACATTAACAATCTCTAGCAGCACATACGCAGGCGAATTAGCCTTACCGTATTTGCATGCTGCTCTTTTGACTGGAGATACCATCGCTAACCGCTATGTAACAGTCAAAGAAAATGTCAAATTCAAGGCAGTATTGAAGAAATTATCTTCTGCTAACTTGGTACAATCTACATCACCTTTCCCTTGTGATTTCAGTGTAGGATCATCTGCATTGACATTGGCTGAGGCTGTGTTGACTGTAACTGATTTAAAGACTAACATCGAAGTATGTAAAGAGCAATTTGCTCAAGACTGGGAAGCTATGCAGACTGGTCGTGGTTTCATCAATGATGTTATCCCTGCTAACTTCGCTGACTTCTTATTGACTTACTTAGCTGGCAAAATCTCTGAGCAGATTGAGTTCAACTTGTGGGTAGGTAACTTCTCCGGATCAGTAGGTGGAGCTAGTGGATACACTGCTTTCAATGGTTTGTTGAAGCAAATCTCTGATGCTAAGTCTGGTACTCCTGACTACAACATCACTGCTGCTTTGACTGCTGGTAACATCATGACCGCTATTGATGCTACTGTAGCTGTTATCCCTGCATCTATCATGGGATCACCTAACACTAAGTGTTACATGAGCAGAAAGACTTTCCAATTGTACATGCAGGCTTGTATGGCTGCTGGTACTGGAGGTCCACTTCAGCCTGCTGACAACGCTATCTTAAAGCAAGTGTATGGATATGAAATCTATGTATGTCCAGGATTCTCAAATGACTGCTTATTGTTCGCTCAGCCTGAGAACTTATTCGTAGGTACTGACTTAGTATCTGACATGAATGAGGTTAAGGTTGTAGACATGAGCTTGACTGATGCATCTGACAATGTGAGAATGGCTATGAGATACCGCTTTGGTACTCAAGTAGGTTTCGCTGGTGATGTAGCTGTAGCATTCTAAGACTAACACATCTAACATAAAAAGGGGCGGGGTATTTGGCTCCGCCCTTTTTATAGAATATAAAAATGAATAAAAAATTTAATACATTTAAGCCATGTCATGTCTAGCTACCGGGGGATTCCTTGTGGACTGTAAAAATTATGTAGGTGGTATCAAGGCCTTTTGGATTGGTCCATACGCTACAATTAGCAATGCAGCTACAATAGATCCTACAACAGAACAAATTACTGCACTTCCAGCAGCAACTTGGGAGACCTACAATATGAAGCCTCACACTGGCAACTTTGTGGAGGCAGCAACTGTATCAAAAGAGAATAACACTATTTTCTACACTCAGACCTTGACTGCTCAGTTCACTAAGCTTTCTGCAGCTCGCAGATTACAGCTTGACACTTTCAGCAGAGGCCGTCATGTGATCATTGTACAAGACAACAATGACAACTATTGGTTAATGGGTTACAAGGATGGTGCAGAGGTAGCTACTGAGTCTACTGAGACTGGTACTACTAAGATTGATTTCAATGGTTACAAAATCACATTCACTGCTGAGGAGATCCACAAAGCTTACCGCCTAGCTGACTCTATCGTGAATGACTTTGATGGTACAATAGACGCACCTACTCTCTAAGAGATAGCATGTTTTATGTACAAACTAATACAGCCGGACAGACAGCTTACCTCTCTCTCAAAGAGGGGGAGCTGATCTTGGCTGCTACTTATACTCACTACCTAGTGAAGCTCGTACATGAGAACACTGGTAAGGAGTATTTTTTCATTCCAACAGTACTAAGTGAGAACAACAGAGTTACTCACTTGCAATTTGACACTAATGTCAATGACCCCTTGAATGGGGGTATCTTGCTTGTAGATCCAGGCAGATATTGTTACAACATTTATGCACAAAATAGTGGGACTAATTTAGACCCATCATTATCTTTGGGACTGGTAGAGGAAGGTTTCATGGAAGCTACAACGGGAGTGACCTACTATCAGACTCCATCATTTACTACACCATCAGACTACATATACAATGGATGATAAATTGACAAATATAGCTTTAGCTAAGTACATCAAAGTAGAGGAAGTAGAGAAAGAGACTACAAAGGGGTGGGTTGAATGGGGAGAGGGGAATGCAATGCCTCAGTATTTGATAGACCTCTATCAGAGTTCACCAGTGCATGGCAGCTTAGTCAATAGTATCTCATTCATGATAGCTGGTAAAGGTTTCAAGAGTGAGAATCCAGCAAGCCAGGTGAACATCGCAAAGCTTGAGCTAGACAATATATTGGGCTCATCTGCACTAGACTTAAAGCTACAAGGTGGAGTCTATTGGGAGCTCATCTACAGCATGGACCATACTCGCATTGTGCAGGTCAATCACTTGCCTTTCGAGAATGTGAGACTAGCTATATCAGATGAGGAGGATAAAGTAGTAGGAGTATGGTATAGTAGAGACTGGCAAGACATCAGAAAGCAAAAGAATAGACCTGAGTATGTACCTCTTTTCAATCCCGAAGATCAATCACCACGACAAGTGCTTTTCTTCCATCTGCATAGTGTGGGATCATTGTACTATCCTCGCCCCGATTATATCAGTAGTAAAGATTGGATTGAACTGACTAGACATATCAGTGAGTACCATGTGAATAATATACTCAATGGTTTCTTTCCATCCTTTCACATTAACTTCCCCAACGGTGAGCCATCACCCGAAGCTCAGAGATTGATCTCTAGAGAGATTGAGAGAAATCTATCCGGCACTCAAAACGCTGGTAAGTTCCTCATCACATTCACTAAAGGTAAAGATGAGGCACCAGTCATACAGCCATTTCCAGTGACTGATGCTGACAAGCAATATGAGTACCTATCCAAAGAGGCTACCTCTCAAATCATTGTGGCCCACAGAGTGACATCACCTCTCTTGATGGGAGTGAGAACAGATGGCAATGGACTAGGCTCTAATACTGATGAGATTAAGGCTGCTCTTTATGTATTCACAAAGCAAGTAATTGAGCCATTCCAACGCATCATCACAGATGCAGTAGAGCAGATACTAGCATTCAATGGAGTACCATCACAAGTGACCATTGAAAAGAATGACATCATTGAGATGCAAGCTGAGACTACAGTCATTCAGCAGTCTGAAAAAAAAAAAGTACTAGCTGCGGAGGAGGAGGAGACCTCTTTTGCACCCACTAAAGAGATGGCAGCAGAAGCTGAGCTAGGTCTGAAGTGGAGAGAGGAGTACAAGAGAGGAGGAACAGAGGTAGGAGTAGCAAGAGCTAGAGACATCTCCAACATGAGAAACCTATCACTAGACACTGTCACTAGAATGAATAGCTACTTTGCTAGGCATGAGGTGGACAAGGAAGCTCTAGGGTGGAATCAAGGAGAGGATGGATTTCCAACAGCCGGCAGAATAGCATGGCAGTTATGGGGTGGAGATCCTGGTAAAGAATGGGCAGCACGAATACTAGAGAGAGCAAATGCACAATCATGTGCAGGTGGGTGGAATGACTTCTCAGATGAGCAAGGTGCAGCATTCATTGAGCAACTAAAAGCAAAAGCTGAGTACATCAATGATGAGTGGGAGCTACTTAGTGACGAGAAAGTCACTGATCCCCTCGCTGAGGAGGACTTTGTGCTCCAATGTCAGTCACTTGATAGCTATGCTAAAGGTGATGAGTCAGAGAGAAGTCAGTGGGGTGATGCTGGACTATACAAGCTACGCTATGCATACAGTCAAAATCTATCAGCTAATAGCAGAGACTTCTGTATTGAAATGGTAGCAATGTCAAAAGCTGGTGCAGTGTTCAAATATGAGGACATTCAACAGATGAGTGATGATGGAGTCAATGGTGAGTTCGCTCCTGCAGGGCAGTCATCCTACGATATCTTCCGTTGGGTCGGGGGGGCCTTCTGCCATCATCACTGGAGGCGTCAGATATACTTTAGAAAACAAGAGAAAGGAAAGTTCCTACCTAACAAGGGACTTGACAATGATAAGAGAGTAGGGAATGTGCCTTATGTCAAGCCAAAAGGAATAGAGGGAATAGCACCAATTAACAGACCAGGCAGAGGATCACTTAAATACGGATAAAAAATGGCAGTACTACCGGAAATACTTTTAATTGATGAGACATTCATCAAGAAATATACAGCAATAAATGACAGTGTAGACACTGCCATCATCAGACCATGCATCTATCTTGCTCAAGACAAGTATCTAGTGAACTATCTAGGTACTGATTTGACCAATAAGCTGAAAGCAGATGCACAAGCTGGCACCCTTGCAGGGGACTATGAGACACTCATAGATCAATATGTGAGAAAGATGCTAGTATGGTGGACCATGATTGAGCTATATCCCTTGCTAGTGTACAAGCATGACAATGGAAATATAGTCAGCAGAGACAGTGAGAATGCCACAAGCATCAGCGAGAGTGAACTGCACAAGCTAATGGATGCAGCGAAAGACAACGCTAGATATTACACACAGAGAATGCTAGATTACATCCGACAAAATGTATCTTTATTCCCTGAATATAGCAGCAATACATCACCCGATCAGTCACCCTATACCCAACTGTATACACAGACTGGATTGATGTACTCACAAGGTCTAAAACAATCTACACTACGATGGTCAATAAAAGACTTCCTACCAGTCAAGTAGACAAGAGGAAAGAGTATGAAATGAAAATGAAATCTTTCTACAACAAGATGATGAATGACTTAAAAAAAAGAGAGAATAATGGTAACAAATAACGACACACCGGGTACAATAGGTGCAATCACATCAATAAGCATGGCATCTGTAGCAAACCTAGAGCAAGTGGAGATCATTGTCAAGATCATTGCTGGTCTAGTCGCTATTGTTGTGGGAGTATTTACTATCATCTATTATCATAAGAAAATAAAAAAGCTGAATGCTGACAATAAGTAACCTATCTTGGCTTCAGGAAAAGTTCGCCATAAAGGGATATCAGTGGGAGAGATTTCACCTAGTGGGTATCAGAACAAAAGACTATCTACCCAATACTTTCTGTGACAATATCTTCCTCATTGATGGGGACAAGGCTTATTCATTCCATGCCACTACTAGACCAGGTAAGCACTGGCTAAAGAATCTACTCAATCCCAAAGGTACCGCTGTCCTCCAAGAGGGGCAGTACAAAAATAGCTGGAGGATAGGACTGCATCAGGGCAAATATGAGGCACTTGTACAGATCTTGCCAGTGAATGTATTCAGAGACTCCAACAAAGATGAGAAAGCAGATGTAGGGGGAGTAATTGACAGAGGTATGTTTGGCATCAATATACACAGAGCTAATGCTAATATAATGAGTAAGCTAGTGGACAAGTGGAGTGCAGGTTGCCAGGTGATAGCTGACCCATCAGATTTCAATTTTTTACTAAAGAAATGCAAGGATAGTGGGAAGGGAGTATTCACCTATACACTACTAAATGAATAAGACACAGTCAAAAAAAATAGCAGAGGAGTACTGTGGCAAGTATCCTGACATGCCTAATCTAACAATAGCTAAACTACTAAAGAAAGAACATGGCAAGCTATATCATTCTGTTGAAAACGCTAGAGACTATGTTAGATATATAAGAGGACAGAAAGGTGATATGCACAGGCAAAAATCAGCTACTAAAAGTCTCTTTGTACCTAAATCACCATACTTCACACTGCCAAAATCTGCCATTGTCAAGAGGATGCCAGTCAATATCAAGGGTGAAAAGATACTTTTGCTCAAAGATATTCACTTCCCCTACCATGATGAGGAAGCTCTGAGCATTGCTCTGACCTATGGACTAGAGAAAGGATGTGATACATTGTATCTTAATGGTGATATACTTGACTGCCACACGCTATCAAGATGGGAGAAGGATCCCGAATCTAGGTCATTCTCTCAAGAGCTTGAGACAGTGAGGTCATTTCTCAAGATGGTATCCCCACTATTTAAAAAAGTGTACTACAAAGAGGGCAATCATGAGGAGAGGTACTGGAGATACCTATCATCACATGCACCGGAACTGGTAGAGATAGATGCATTCAACTTGCAGTCTCTGATGTGGCTTGATCAGTATGGAGTAGAGTGGATTGATGGTAGGACCTTTGCAAAGTTCAATAGTCTAAGTGTGGTACATGGTCATGAATTTGGGCAGAATGTATTCTCTCCGGTAAACATCGCAAGGGGTCTCTACCTAAGAGCTAAGAGTCATGCAATCTGTGGCCATTGGCATCAGACATCTGAACACAATGAGAAAGACATCAATGGTAAGATCATCACCACATGGTCTGTTGGTTGTCTCTGTGACTTATCACCACGCTATCGACCAGCTAATCAGTGGAATCATGGCTTTGCTATCTTACACAGAGATGGAAAAAATTTTCATGTAGAGAACAAAAAAATCTATGAAGGAAAAGTATATTGATGCATCCATCATGATCAGCATTGCACTGCTGTTACTTATAGGAGTAATAGTGCAAATACACTACAGACCTAAAGTAAAGGTAGTTACTGTCACAAAAGACTCAATACAAAAAGTAATAGAGCAAAGAATTGACACACTTGTCAAGACAAGAGTAAAAATCAAAGAGATATACCATGAAAGGATTGATACTATCTATCTGTATGATAGCATTGCCATTGATAGCAGCTACACAAAAGCTATCAAAAGACTCAGTGAGCTTGAGAAAGCTGGATACTTTAAGGATTGAGAGGAGACTGGTAGTGATGGGAGTCACTAGGATGGAATATCTGCAGGCAGACAATGACAATCTTAGTGTGATAAATCACTCACTAAATGAGATAATTTCTCACAATGCAGCATATATCATACAATTAGAGGGTGATGTATCTCAAAAAAAGGACATTATCAGTAAGAAAGAGAAACGAATAAGAGGATGGAGAACTGTTGCACTGGTGGAGGGTGGTATATTGGTGATCATTTTAGCTCTTATCTTATGAATAATACCTACATCAAGATGGGCCTCTACAAGCCTTGTATCTTCATCAATCCGGATGATGATAATGATGAGGAGCTACTCAGTGCAACTGTCTATATTGATGAGGAGAAGGTGCAAATCTTGAATGAGAATGGTGAGTTCATTGCTCAGTTTTTTTATGAGGAGCTGAGAGGTATCATGGCTGTCATGGCAGCACATCAAGAAAAGCAGTCAATCAGAATATCTGCAATAGCTAAAAAGAACTAGACAGCTATCCCTCCTACAAAGTACCTACCATCTCTCTTATTCACTTCAAAGTAGGCACGCATCATGATACTATCTGCAATGTCAGGTGAGAGTCCTCCAGCTTTGGCTGCTATTGTTTCCTTATCAGTTACCATCAGCTTACCATCACTACCTACATTGGCTCTCCTAACTAGCTCAAGCTCCTTTGTGATTTGATCTTTGTACTTGCTGTTGAATGTGATCTCATTCTTGTCTATCATATCGCCTAGCTTGAAGTAGCAGTCAGCTTTGAGATTTTTGTAGTTAGGTCTAAAAGGTTTTGATCCATTGACAAATCCTGGGCAACGCAGATAATCTACCGCACCTCCCCCGATACCATCCTCGTCACAGATAACATTGGAGAGCTTTACTTGATACTCCTCCATCAATCTCTTGATGATGTCTACTATCTCATTAACTCTCTTGTGTAAATGTAGATCCATCCTCTCCAGGTGCAGTCCTTTCCATACACAAATGACAGTCCTATCCTTTCCTAGTCTCGCTATGTCAGCTGTGATGTAACAATCAGTGAGACTGTCTGACTTATCTCTAAAGCATCTTAGCAGCTCAGCATAGGAGTATAGTCTATCATCACTGCTGTCAAAGTCCCAGTCTCCCAATAGTAGTCTTTTCCTATCCACTTCCGGCAATGTATTGAGGATGCCCATGTATGATGAGGGTAGCATGTAATTGTCTGCACTGAGAGACTGGATGAAAGCTTTATCAGGACTCAATCTACCTTCTCTGTGGGGATGGTAGAACTCATTGTATAGGTATCCCTTAGAGGGGTTGCATGTCATGAGCAGCTTAGGTACCAGGTTGTACTCATTGAGCTTATATCTGATACGAGATAGCACAGTAGTGATAGCTCTCTCATGTACCTCTGCTGCCTCGTCTATGAATGCATCAGTCAGCTCCAGTCCTCCCAAATCTTGATAGTGGGGATCTGATGGCTTGTAAGCTAGGTCTGCAAGTACTATCTGACTATCATTGTAGAATGTGATAGTATTGCTCTGTTGGTTGTAATTGTAGTGAGTATGGGGCTGTAGTCCCATCAGTCTAGTAGTCTCAAAGAATGATGCTATGGTAGTCTTTTTAAGTGTATCTAACTTAGACCTACCAATAAGAGACTTGGTGCCTGCATACTTGAGTCTCCTCTGTATCTGCCAAATACAGCCCAGTCTTGTCTTGCCTCCTCCAGCTGCACCTCCATACAGTATCATGTTGGCAGGGTGGTTATTCCTGAGATAGACCAGTGCTTCTTTCTTCTTGTCTAGTAGTTCCACTTAGCTAATTAGTTCTATTGATAGTCCTTTCTCTGTGAGCTGTTCTCTGAGGTGTTCTCTTAGATCACAATAGGCTTGCTTGTACTCCTCACTTTTAGTCTCGTCATATTTGACTATCCTT